TAGAGGAGTGCAAAATTTTAACATTGATATTAACAAACTTGTTGAAAATATAAATATACAAGCCACAACAATTAAAGAGGGTGCAGGCCAAATGAAAGAGGCCGTAGCACAAGCATTGATTGAGGCAGTAAATGATTTCCAACTAATGGCAACTAAATAAAATGAGCTTACAATTCTACATACCGACACCAGCGCAGAAAAACAATCTAAGGACTTTATCTAAAGGATTTGGGCTTCCATTAGTGCAACGTGCGATTATTGCGACTAAAGTAGCAACTGAGCGAGCAGACCCAAAAGAAACTATTAGTATTTTTGGAACTCCTGTTTATGGGACTGTATTTTTTAAGCAACCGAATTATGATGTTTCTTCATTTAATCCCGATACACGCGAATATGTTGTAACAAATTTTAGCACTAA